CGGCGGGTCGCCAAGTTCGTCGTGCCACGACGTGCCTTGGATCTGCTGCATGAACTGTGCGTAGTCCCATATCGTGCCGGGGTCATCCAGATCCACGATGATGACCTTCTGCGCGTTCTCGTCAGCGCCTGTCTCGACGTAATCCGTCCAGGCCAGATTATCGCCCACGCTGGTGCCGACTACAGCAGCTTCCCAAGCAGGAATTGATCCTGCTCCCGTGCTTGTCAGAACGTGTCCATCAGTAGAAGCTGCCAACTTCTCCAGAAAACCACTGGCATCACGATAGTAAATATCACCTGTTGCATCAGATCCCAATGTCATCGTGCAAGAACCGTCGATCACACCAGACCAAGTACCGGTGGTGATGGTGCCTACAGACGCCAGAGAAGTTGCCGTGGTAATGGAGTTCTGAGTAGCAGTAGAAATGGTCCCTGCGAGTGTCGCTCCTGTAACGGCCCCGTCACTCGTAATGGCTCCATTGGCCTGTATGACGCCAGCAGTGGAGATTGTAACTCCCGTGTCCCCATAGCCGCCGCCAAACGTACCTCCTGCCGTACAAACCAGAGATGCAAGTGTAGCTTCCCCCGTAGTTGCTAATGTAGAACTGGTAGATATGGCACCTGTGATTGTCAGTATCGAACCATCACTCGACAGATACTCTCCACCACGGTCATAGAAATAGAGCTTGTCAACAACCTTCATATCTCCATCTAGTACATCAAGCGCAGTCTGCCCATCAGTTCCAGTGATCTGGAGTACTTCTTCAGAAGCATCCCATGTCAGATTATCGCCTGAAGTTGCAGAATGAAAAACTACATCATGGCCTGTGCCATCAGCGCCTACAGTGACAGCGCCTAGGGCTGTGAATGTGGTAGAGGTCAGGGCTGCCGTGGCAAGTGTGCCGCCTGCAATGGTCAGCGTATTGGCAGAATGCGTAGCTGTAACGTCACCCGAGTCGAAGTTGATCACTGCTCCAGAGTCAAGGAACAAATCGCTGAAATTCAGTGCTGACGTACCCAAGCTGATGTCATCGGTCGTCGTGGGAACAAACGCCCCGTCAGTGATCTGCACCTGAGACACTGCTGATCCTGCCCCAGCGGCAACGTAGATGTCTACCCTGCCTACCTCTGCACCAGCCGTAGCTGTGGTCATAACGAAGTCAAGGAAGGCAAGGTCAGAGACGCCCCCTCCTGCGTCGTCAGCATGAACGCCGAACCTCACACCATCATTAGCCGCAGGCGTCCCAGAGGCCGGATTTAGGCCCATTTTGAGGCCCACAAGAACACCTTGCCCCGCAGTCCCGATATTCTCCAGGGTCTTCAGACCGGTGATCGTCTGAGATGTAGACTTGCCGACAATCCCATCAGTCCCCGTGAGATCAACATTGGCTTCATCAATGTTGGTCGCCTCAAGGAACGACATGATGTTGTTGATGTGATCTCTAATAGGCTCAGCGTCGAGCGGATCACCGGGGTCAGGTAGGCTTTTAGCCGGTCTGGTTACAGTTGCCATTTAGGGCTCCACCAATTCGTATTCAACTTGATATCCCACGAGAGTCGCAGGAGCGTTACTCTCCCACTCTGGAGCGATTGACTCTGCATGACGATTGACGTAGAAACGATCCTCTTCGATCCCTCCTGAGTTCCACCCAGAGGCCGAAGACCAGTTATTAGCTGTATCCCAGATGTTTGTGGACATCGTGATTGTCCTCAGCCTGGGAGACAGCCTTCCTTGATCCCTGGCTAGGGATAGGCTGATACTAGCCTGACTAGCCCTCTTTCTGGTCAGCGTCCTGAAGTAGACAATGTTCTTAGTGCGGCCTGGAAGGCCCAGGTCATTGGCCACCATCTTCACACGCCAAGCAAACCCAACGTCGTTATCCTCAGTCAGCGAGGAGATGTTGCCAGTGAACAACTTGCCGCCATTAGAGCCAAACCAATCCCGCTCATCATCGGCAATCTCAATGGACTGAGCATAACCCATAACATCCGTGGGCTCATCGAACCACGTATCTCCCGTTTCCCAGTCGAAGACTAAGATTCGATCATGGCCTGAGGAATTGTCCTGCCCAGACATCAGGACTCTGATCTGATGATCACGCTCGCGCACGAAGGCCTGCGCGTATTTCAGCCTATCGCGCTGGAGTGTGTTCCACTCATTCATGATGTCCAGGGTGACGATCTTGACGTTCATGTCAGGGGTGACCACGAATGCGCCCTCGCGGGCGACTCCGAAGACAAACTCTGGACGAGCAATAAAGGAGTTCTTGGCGACGGGCGAGAAGCCGCGCCTGGGCTCCCCAGGAGCATACTCGATATAGCCCTGGTTGTATTCGATACGGCCAGGATACAGACCGTCAGACTTGAAGACCAGCACCTGACCAAAGTTATCCACCCCGCCTATGATCGGGGTGCCATCTTCGTAAACCTCAAACCTGTTGCCATCAGCCCAGGTAGTCAGATCAGCAACGAAGGTCTTTGTGTTAATCCCCGACCAGCGAATGCGGGTGGGATGCTTAGTCCCGCTCTCTGTGGTAGAAAGGGCTATCAAAAGCCCCTTATGCTCTAGGATGTCATCACACTTAGTCCACGGCATCCCCGTCAGGTCTGTCGTGTTGCTACCAAGGCTACCATCCCACGTCCTGACTTGATCTACTCCATTGGTCATGATCAAGGAATTTTTCAAGAAAGCGAAGCGGAAGCGGTCGTCAGCGCCTCCAGTGAAGTCTGACCCCGTGATATCCGTGCGAGTCGTGCCGTCGTCTACATAGGCCTTATCAAGGGTGAGGACAACATTTCTCGTGGTCCCATCCTTGAATGTCTCCTGCCATAATCCAGCGACGGGCTCGCTATTAGGCAAGGTTGTGGAGTTGTATAGCTCATAGCCATACCGAGAGTCAGCAGAGCCAAACTCGCCCAGGTTGACATTCGTCAGCACCTCGCAGTTGTTGGCCGTTAGACGTGGATCGGGATAGCGCCAGCGTGATTTCTGGCCTTCAATCCGGTAGACCGGCGAGGTCTGCAGGGTGCTGCTTACATGTGCTGGCACGTCCCTGTGCCTCCATGGCTCATATAAAGTCGATGCCCTTGATCAAAGGCCTTGCAGGCTGTTGGATCTGGGTGGACACATCCGCGAACACCCGAATCCTATTCGGCTCAACCTGCTGACCTGACGAAAATCGAACGAGTCCATTCTCAAAATCACGCCGAAGACGATCAGCCAGAGATGTCTTTCCAACGAGCGGCAGCATCTCCGCAGCAGCCCCCCACACAAGAAGGTTATGGAAGTTCTCGTCAATCTCAGGCCAGTCCTCATCATCAACTAGCTCCGGTTTCCTCATGATGGCCCTGATCGTATAGGTCAAGGCTGCATCAGGAATGGGATGGAACTCGATCCACTGATAGTCAGGTGAATCCCACCAAACTGGGATCGTGGCAAATGTCGTCCCTGACGTATTGCCCTTGAGCGTCAGATACCCGCTCCAACTAGCCCCACTAGCCGCCAGCTTCACCACCCGCTCAAGGCCATCAGCCTTGAAAGTGATGGGTGATGTAGCCTGGGCAGCCGTGGTGCCATTCAACTGAATGGTTTCTGAAACCAGCACATCAGATGCGTTGTATCCTGTCACTCTGACGTTGAAATTGGTCCCTGTGTCAGAGGTAGACGAAGACTCAATCTTCACCTGTTCTGCCGTGGAAATCTGCGTCTGAACTCCCAATGTGCCGAAGTTGTAGATCCGAGTGGGAGTGCCAGTCTCCGCTGTCCCTGGATAGCTGGTGTCATAATCCAAGGCACTGATGCTGAAGATGCGCCTATCGTTGGTGCCATCGTCAACATTCAGCACCGTCTTCACGTATAGCGGCAGGCCATACTTAGAGGTAGACGCAGACGTGGTTAGCGAAAACTCCCGCCGCTCATGGTCTGCATCCACCGCATCAAGAAGACGACGATAGACTCTATTGATGGCCGCTTTAGCCATCGTGGATTCATCGCCACTAGTATCCCCACCAAAGAGATTGAGAAGGTCTACTTGTAGCTCGTTGAATGTCACTTCTTGCCTCGTCCTCTAGGCTTGCCCCCAGGGGAATCCAGGGCTTCTTGGACAGCGGCACCTACGGACGATCCGTCTGTGTCTCCCCCTCTATCGGAATCCCCATCATCCCCTGGGGAATCATCCTGATTGATCTCTGCAAGGTCTGCCATAGCCCGAAGCTGGTCAGGGTTGAGGCTATCGAGGCTAGGTGCAGCATTGGCCCCAGGGAGGCTGCCTACGGCGTTCTGGAAGGCCGCAGCGATGGACTCATACATGTCCTTCTCACCGTCGAGCTTCCGCTGCTCAGCGTGCTGGATCAACTTGGTGTTACGCTCAGGACCATCGGTCTTTTTGATCCACGCCACGCGGAAGTCATAGGCTACAAATCGAGGGATGGACTCGCCTCCCACTTGTTCGCGCATATCAGCCGACTCAGAGGTAAGCACGTCACCGCTGGTAGTAATACCCACCTCACCACGAGGACTGCCATGAAGGCGGATGATGCACCCATCGTCCTCAGAGAGGCCTATGTGTTCCTGGGCTGTGACTTCATCTATCCACAGGTCGCCATGGATGGTGTCGCTGATCTCGGGGTTGTGTGACTCATACTTGGAGAAGATCACGCGCTGGGTCTGCTCTGGTGTCAGTGGAAGATTGCCGAGTTCGGCAGCGCCCACGTCCACATTGTCGAAAATCACAGTCATCTACTTGCCTCCCTTAAAGACCACGCTCTCTTTACCCATGGCCATGATGATTACGTGAATGCCCCCTTCGGGCTCCTTCTTCTTAGGGCAGCGACGGCGCATGCCGTCCTTCACCCCCTTCTGCATCCTAGGGGGCTTTTGAGCCCCCATGTCCAAAATAATATTCGGTGGTATGTCAGGGGCAAATGGCATTAGAAGGCCCTGTTCGTTCCTGTGTAGTAAATGATATCGAATCCTGCTGATACATCAGTTGGATTGCGGCCAAACTTGCTGGTGTATTTAAATCCCCTCTGGTAGACCAGAGACCCATCCAGAATGCCCATCAGGCCTGACTGTATACCAGGGTCACAGACCCGCCCGTTGTGGTGATATCCAAGTGAGCCCCACCAGGGAAGAACAAGCCATTCGGCCCCAGGTTCACTGTAATGGTGTCGTTGATCGGGGCAATGATATCCAGCATAGCCGTTCCAGAACCATCTGAACCATTGGTGATGTCGGCCAAGGTGGTTGCAGATCCCCCCTTAACAATCACCGCAAAGGCAATTAGAGCGGTTGCAGAAGTGCCAAAGACCCCATCGGTTGTCCGAATTGAAGATGTGTGAACACTGCCAAGTCCAGGGACTGCCATGTCCTACTCCTTTTGAAGGACGATCTCCATGCCGTCCGATCTCATGTTTGCTGCTTCCCAGTCAAGCTGACGCTCTTTAATATCAACCGCATCGTCGCACATCATGATGCCGTATTTCTCAGCCCATGCCTGTCGGTAGGGCTCTGCCTTACTGGGCAGCTTGTTGATGCGGGTCCAGACGTTGCCATCACACTCAGGACATCGAATCCCACCAGAACACTCAATGTCGAATCCTTCCTTGCATGTCCTGCACATAAAGAGCTTCATCTGTTATCCATCTGGATAATTACTGTGCCAGTCTGGGTCGGGAGATTCACACAGGGGTAGTCTACGTACGACTTGAAGAACTCTCGTAGCTCACTCCAATGATCGTCCCTTGTGTTGTCTATGACCACCGTGCATTGCTCTGCTCGATGTGCGTCCACATAAGACAACTCTTCATCAATGCCAGCAGCAGTGTGATCTCCATCTAAGAAAGCAAATTCAATGCCCTTCAGGCTGCCCAGGGGCTCCATCATGAAACACTCAGGCGTCTTGCCTACTATGGATGTCACAAACGGCACCAAGTCCTCTGTGATGGCTCCTGTGGAACATATCTCATGATCAACCATATCAATCGTGTAGATCATCCCAGCAGGCCCATGCCCAGTGACTGCTTTCAATCCTTCGGCCATAGCCCTGGCTGATCTGCCTCTATTCGTGCCAGTCTCCAAGATCACCTCTGGCTGCAAAGCCTCAACCATGCCCTTCAGCATACTGGCGTAGCCTTCATCTATCCCCCAGAACGACCACTCGCCAGACAGAATAGCTGGAAATACTGGGTTGACCCTGAATACCTTATCTGTTCTATCCCCGTGGACCATTGAAGACATTTTGACTTCAAATGGCTTGCCTTCGGCAAGTGGCCGCTCTGTGTTGATGCTTGTAGTCAACTTTCTAGAGAGGATTTCTGATGGCTGCAAGGCCTCAACCATGCCCTTCATCAACTCCTTCTCTTCATCGGTCCACGCATGGCGACTGCCATTATTGCCAAGCTGGACCCTCTCCTCGGAATCCCTGGCCAGCATCTCGTCAGACAAGGCTTGAGGCTGCATCGCGCTTCATCGCATAGTGGTTCCGCTTGTCGGTGTCCCCAGGGATCACAGACAGATATGGACGCTTGTCAGCAGGCGTCTTTTCCAACTGCGCCTTGGCATGTTCCCGCCACTGTCTAGTGACAACCGGCGTGAAGCCCATGTGATCTGTGAACACGTCAGTGTCACACCAGATCTTGATTCCTTTACGCTTCGCCCTGTAGCACCAGTACATGTCCTCCGTGCCCGACTTGGGCATGACGAAATAGGGCAGGCCATCTGCATCCTCCTCGGCAAACGAACGATTGCCCTTGGGCGGCGACCCTAGGTATTGCTTGGCCAGCATGGCGTCTTCATCACTCAGCTTACCGAAAGCATCGTGGAGTTCCTGGGGGACGGTGATCTCATCAGTCCCCTGACCCTGGTGAAGCAGGGCAGAGACTTTGATCAGCATACAGTGTGTCCCGCCTCCATCCACCTCGATCAGCCCCTGGTCCATGTCCTCGATATCCAGATTCTCATAAGACTCGTGGTTGTGGAAATCTCCCACTGTTGACTTCAACACCCCGATCTCGTGAGGCATCTTCCTCATGCAGTAGGGGGCAATTACTACTTCCTTGTCGTGCTGCAAAAACCTGGGCAGGATCTCAGGGTCCATGACTGCATCGTCATCAAGCCAGAGGATGTGCGTGAACTCTCCTGCCACTGCCACTTGGCACATCTGTGATCGCGCAAAATGCACAAACGATCTGCCGACGATGGTCCAGTTAAAGTCGATGCCCCACTTCGTCCAGCTATTAGAGCAATCAACGTGATTCGCATGAACCGTGGCATGGAACTGGTTCATGTAGTTCGGCGTAGCTATCAGAACCTTGATGTCATCCGACAGATCATATGCAGCCATGGTTTCCTTTCGGGAGATAAAAGGCGGCGAGGGGCTACGTTGGCCCCCCGCCTCCGGTCTAGAGTAGGTTCAACTGCACACGGGCCTGCGTAGCATTCACGTTCTCCAGGCAGAAGCCCAGAGCCGCAGCAGCATAAGCAGCCGTGGTGGTGGTTGTCAAGATGTCAGCGGTAACGACACCAGTAGGCGCAACGCCCGCGCTCGTAGCCACAGCCAAACGGCCAGTATGAAGAGCAGCAGACGCACGGACAGTCGCGGGTCCATAAACCTGGATGCGACCATGTTCAGACGTGGCGATGGTCGTTTCAACAACACCGGCAACTGGAGCAGCGATCCCGGTAGTAGCATTCACGGCGACATCGACCGTCTCGACCAGCATACCCTGATCAGCATCGGTTGTAGTAATGGAAAACTCCACCACCTCACCGGGGATCAGCACGGCATCCTGATTGTTCTCGACCACGATAAAAGCTGTCTCAGCTTCTTCGCGGTTAGCGGTCATAAACTGCATTGATTCCTCCTTGAATCATCTGCTACGAAATGAACGTAGCAGTCCACGAAAAAGTATCTGGAGCCCCAGCGTTAGCATCAATCCACACTGATCCGTTGTCCGCAGTGGACCCATCACTAGTGTTGATGTTTACCTGGGGCACAGCGACATCGAGGTCATCTTGGTTTCCCGTGATGGCGAAATTAATGATGTACCCGTTTGGAAAAATGTCAGCCTGTGCCCCACTGGTGCTGGCTTCAATCGTCCCAGAAATCTGGGTGGCATTCCCCAAGGAAACCCTGGAGGTTGCGTCAATAGTAAAATCTCCCGCAGCCATCAAAGGCCTCCTCTATCAAGTAATGCCGGTGAGCTTGCCCATTTTACGACGGTTGTCTGTCGCAAGGTTGCCCTGGAAGAAAATCTGCGTCACCAGTGCATCCTGATTGATGGGCTTCTGGAAGCCGCCCTCAGCCATAGCGAAGTTCGCATCGCTGTGGACGAAGAAGAAGAGGTGCTTGCTGTTGTACATCTGAAGCTCACCGCTGGTGCAGTAAGCGTCCCACTCAACAGGCACGCCCTTGAAGATCAGCTTCTCAACGCCGGAATCGGCACCACCACTAGGATTGGGACCATAACGGACCTGCGGGAAGATCAGCGCCTCAAGGGCCTCGTGGACCGTCTGAGTCGTGACCATGAAGTCAGGCGAAGAACTCGCCCCGCCCTTGCCCTGCTTACAGGAGTTGTAAACAGTCCGCATGTCAGGCAGGAGATTGACCGCAGCCGCACCAACAGACGTAGCGACCTGATTCTGCCACTGCGTGTTGGCCGTTGCCACCGAGGCGTAAGCCGTGGTGCCAGGAGTCGTCTCAAGCATGGCCGCGAAGCCAGTAAGCTGCTTGCTCCCAGTGCCAGTGCCATCGGAGAAAACTCCAGTGGCAATGATGTCAGCCAGAGACATAGCGGCCTGACCCATCTTCTCCTGCTGGAGGCTCGTCAGACGCGACGGGCCCTTGTTGCTACGCAGTTCCCTACCATGGACAGAAACCGAGGCCGACGCCTGCTTCCAGCTATAAAAAGCCGCCGTCATGCCAGCCTGGGCCGTGGTGTCCAGGGACTCGTAATCAGAATACCACTTCGCAGTGGTGTTCTTGCCGTGCATAATGCCGACACGCATACGCTCACCACCCTCAACTACCTTGACGCGGCCAGACCCTCTCAGCCACTGCAAGACAACGTCGTTATCAAAAACGTTGTCCTGAAGCGCCCCCGAGTTCAGCACCCTCTTCAAGGTGGTCGTCAGCAGTGGAGCATATGTGAGTGTCAGACTGGTTTCACCAGCCATGACTTACTCCTACTTGGTTAGTTCGGGCAATTCCCGGTAGGATGCGGCCACCGCACGCGCTATAGTGTCCGTGAAAGGTTCACCCTTACGATAGATCCCGTTATCTCTGGTTTTTCCAGTGCTACGGGGTCTATTCTCGGTGATTGCCTGACGCGAAGCACGGTTCTTGTCGATTCTGCCCTGTTCAGTCTGCTGAGTTTCAGCTTCCTGTCCACGAGCAGTATCCAGAAGAGTCTCCCAGTTGGCCAGGACATACAAGTCTGTGGCCGACAGGCCGCGCTGAGGGTCATAGATTCGGTCAAAGACCTCACTAGTCCGCTGCTGCGCGTCTTCTGCAAACAAGAATTTACCATCAGCATCCCTAGCCCCAAACTTCTCCCCCCATACCTCGATGCCCTTATTCACATCAGCATCGACAAAGGCCTTTGAGTCAGCTTCGACTTTTTCGGCCTCCAGTTGATCCCGTCTCACCATGCCCTGCGCCTCTGCTTGTTGATCAAACAGACGCTGGAACAGTTCACGCTGATCAGGGGTCATCTTGTTGATGGGATCATTTGGATCTGGTGCTGCTTCTGGCTCCTCAGGTTCGTGGCGCTGGCGTTCGGTGAAAGCTCCTTCAAGTTCCGCTATGCGCTCACGCATCTCTGCTTGTGCGTCTCGGTAATCCTCACGGGTTTGGTTATAGCCGCGCTGTAGGCCGCGAATCACTTCCGCGTGTTCATGCCCGAGTTGATTTTCAACATCTTGGAGCAATACGTCGATTCCAGGCTTCTTACCCTCATCAGAGTTTTGGGCCGACTCGCCTTGTGGCGACGTACCCTCACCGTCCGGTTGGGAATCCTGGGGGGAAGGCTCCTGTTCCTCCCCTAATGTCCTCTGCATGGTTTCAATGGCGTCAGTATGCTCCTGGGTCTCCTGGGCGATAATGTCGCGCATGGCTTCACTAACGTCTTGGATATCAGTCGCATCGTCATCAACCTGTGAGGGAACAAGATTCATCCTGCAACTCCTTTGTTAGAAGCGCCCCGTCCCAGTCATCCCTGACCGCGTAGGCACTCCATGTGCAACGGGACTACAGACTCGTTATTACCTGGGCCAAGGTGTCACGAAGTTTCTTCACTGCCTTTTCGGTCAGGACGATGGACTGGACTCCGTCCAGATCCGTGGTCTTGCCAGTAAGACCTTCGTGAACTTCAATCAATGCCTGCTGGTTCTTGGTCGGCTTCTTGGCTTTGGCCATTATGCGTCTCTCATTTTAGCAGGGACCCAATCGCCCCCGGCGTTCTGGACTGTGACATCACTTTCCTTGAAGCTGGCCGCTTCGCGACCTTCCTTCTGCTGCTGATCAAAGGACCGGCCCCTAGGCTTCGTGGGCTTGACTGAACTAGGTGCATTCTTATCCCAGTTCCTCGCCCCGCCTACGGGATCACCTGTCTCTTGCAGGTTGAGGGCCTTGAGAACCTGCTTCTTCTCCCGCCTGCCGTTGATATCCATGTCCAGGGACTCATCGTAGTAGGCTTCAAACGGCTGGAATCCCATCGCAGCAGACACGGGAAATTCACGTACTGTTTCGCCGCCGCATATAATACAAGTTGGAGGTGGCTTCTCAAGGTCTTTTAAGGGGATATTTAGTTCTTTTATCTCCCCACAGTCCTTGCATGTAGTGTCGTATAGTGGCACTATTGCTGGGGCTCCTAGAATTGTTTAGTGGGACGGAATGAGCGAGCAGGACTAATTGGTGGCCGCCCCTGCCCTAGAAATTGCAGGAGAGCAGTCTTCATGCCCTCGGGCATAAAATTTAGCAGGGATTCTGCTTCTGAAAGTTCCTGCTTGGACGGCTCCTTATTGATCTGGTCAATGGATTCCTGTGTCCTACCCCCAGATCGTCCACCTGGGGCCGCGTCAGCGGCTGCCTGATTAAATGCTCCCGTGGGCCTAATGCTGCTCCCCTCTCGTCGGAAGAGATTTCCCTGGACTGCCTGCTCTGCGCTTCTAGCGGCAGCCTGTTGTGGAGCAACGGCCCTGGCAATCGCGTCATTGCCGAATGACTGCGGCGGTCTTGCGGGAGGAGTTGCGGACGCAGTATTGCCAGAAGGAGGCAACTGAAGACCGCCTACCTCACTCTGTATCTGCGAGAAGGCGCTGTTAGGATTGGGCATAAGAGGATCTCTACCCTGAAGCCTGGATGCCTGCTGAAGGCCCAGTCTCTGGCGATCCGTTACCTCTGGTCGCTCATCTAAGTCAGACTGGGGGCCAAATCGGTCAACAGCCGAGGGACCACGGGGCGGGAGGGCTGGAGCCGTGGGCTCATTCGCTCCCAATTTTGGGGCATCTGTGGGCGTGGGAGGAGGAGGGCGCCTGATCCTCGCTATGGCATCCTCGTGAGTCAGCCCGCCTACTCGCTCTGGAGGAGCGATGCGCCCACCTCTGCGCTCTGGAGGAAGGATGCGCTGTTGATCTTCTATGCCATATGGATCCACCTTGCCCAGAAGCTCAGGGTCTGTCAGGCGAGGAGTCTGCGGCTTCTCGCTCTCGTCGAGGCTACGGAGATAGGACTTGGCCCGATTCCCTTCACCGAGACGTTCGCCGCCTGTGGACGTTCTCCCGGCTCGTCCTGTCACGCCACCCGCCGTGGGGCTTTTTACGCCAAGCTCATCCCGCTTGGCCATGATGTCTTCGGCTTCAGCCTCGGGAAATCCAGCCCCAAGCAAGGCCTTGAGCTTGTCTTCTTTTTCTCTGGCCCTAACAGAAGCAGCGGCTTCAGACTGCTCAGCAAAGCCAAATCTGCCGCCGCCTGAGCTTCTGGGCTTCGTTGGCTCTGTGGCTTTTGTCGGCTCCGTAGAAGTAAGGGCATCCTCCTCTCTCTTCTTTTTTTCCTCTTCTCTTTTCTTTTTTTCACGCCTGTTTTGTAGATTGCGAGCAAGAGCGCCAACGCCAGCACTCGCCCCGCCCAAGGCTCCAATAAGAAAAGCGTCCTTTTTAGATGCCATTATACCGTCTCCGACGATGCCGCTTCGTTGGACGGGGAAGAAGCCGCCCTATTGAATTGTCTAGGTAGTGCTGGACCAATCTGGTTCTCTGCCTCAACCTCCTGCGGGGGGCCATCAAGAGTCGGACCTCCCGTAGGAACCTGACCTGGGGTGCCCTCCAGTAGGCCTGAAATGGCCTGTTGTACTAGTGGATCTAGGCCTTCCTGGCCCTGCTGCTCTTGGATCATGGGCAGGATCTCCTCAGGAGACTGCTCCCCATACCCGCGTGTAAGTAGACGCTCGGCAATCTTGGCCAGATTTACCGGCTGACCATACTGCTGCTGGAAGATGCCGTTGAGTCCTGCGAAGAGATTGAGCAAGTCTAGGTGGTTCTTGCGCTCCAAGGCTAGATTTGCCTGATGAGACGAGACATCAATCTTGAACCTATACTCGCCTTTAGAGACGCTATCTGACACATTTACCCACTCTTCAGCCTTGGGATTGATCAAGAACAACCGCTCAGGACGGAACTGGGTAGTCATCTGCCAGAACTTACGGGCAGTGTTGATCTGGAAGTCCGCTAGGAGGCTCCCTCGCCGTGCTTCACGGGCTGAAGTCCTCCGCTCGTGGATAGATGCCTCCGTGGCTGTGTCCTGCTGAGGGACCGCAACGGGCTGTGGTGTGCCCGCTGATCTATCGAAGAACTGCTGGATAAGAGAAAGCATCTCCCCCTTCTCGGAGGAGATTCGCCCGAAATCTACTGCCTGCATGGGTGAGCCCGAAGACTTAGACATCCCCCTGATGGGGAACATGGTCATATCTGGGGCCTGAAGCATGTTATCCACAATGTCCTCTTCCAGAATATCTGAGTCATACATGATGATATTCTTGGACTTGCGGATCACATGCAGGTAGGAATCGAGGATCTCGTTAGCCAGCCCCTGGATGCTGTCGGCACCGGCCATAGCCAGCCCAGGCTTAGTGGCCCAGGAGGAGACTGTGTTCTGGAAGTTGAGGACTTCGACGGGGTAGTTCTCTATAGTAGTAAAAGGCCATTCCTCATCCTCTCTGAGGAACTCATCGTGGCCCATGGCCATGACCCAGAGCATATCCCGACGACCATCGTCAAATGGGAAGTCCTTGGCCCAGATCTCCCACAACTCGACCATGCCAAAATCGTCCTCCATGTCTTCACCGGAGAGGCCAGAAGGGGCATCGTCAGGGCGAGTAGAGGCCTCTAGGCCATCGAGGTTCTTGTAGTTGGGGTTGGCCTTTACGTCATCAAGGCGGCGGTGGGATCGAAAGGCAATCCACTGAGCGTCGTTGATCCCATCCTGGGCCAGGGGGTCGATCAGGAAGTCATCAGGCGGCCAGCGTACTCCAAAGGGAGCCTCCCATTGGATCGAGCTATTACGATCAGGGTCTGCCCGATCTTGAAACCGCTTATGCAACTTGATGTGGGAGTCGAGGACTGCGGCTACTGCGGGGTCTAGCTCTGGATCTTGCTGGGCAATGACGTGGGCTTCGATGTGGGCCACATGGTCGTGTTCTTCCATGACCCTCTGGGGCTGCCCTGTCATAAGGAATAGGGTTTCTGACTCTACATCGTCTGCAAAGTCATGGTCATCCCCGCCCTGTAGCTGGTGAATCACATCACCCACCCGCTGTTCCACGTCAGTCGTCCAGCCCAGTTTCTTCACTCCCCATGGGGTCAGAAATGCGTCGAGCAGCACCCGCTCATCTTGGCGGCGCTGCCCTGTTTCCTGATACCAGTAGTTGGAGACTGAAGAGACGACGGGGGCTCCATCAGTAGAGTCTTTACTCTGTGCGCTGACGGAGAAACTAGGATTCCTCTCTAGGAGGTTAGCGATAGACTGATCAACCCACCCAAATACCAAGGAAGTCTTCACCCTAGATAGGTGATCCTTGACATTCGACTGGTCTTGTGCGTGTTCCTCGCGCTCTGAAGATGGATCGTTCTGATACTGCTTGATCAAAACGTCAGCAGCTTCAAAGTGGGGCCTAACTCGGTCGGTAGCGAATCGAATCTGGCGTTGCCAGTAAGCAATCCGCTCCTCTTGGGTCTTACCTATGCTCAAGGTGCGCCTTCCTTGGCGAATAAATACTCTTGAGAAGATAATACTTATTAATCTAGGAAGTCAAGTTATAATTTCCCCTCCTGGGCCAGCTTATCCCAGTTGATTGAGTTGGGGGCTACTACAATAGACTCTCTCGACCCCCCGTTCCTTTTGATCCTGCGGTGTAGTTTGATGGATTCACCAAACGTAGTAGGTTCCATCTCTAAGACGCTCTCCTCCAAGGGTGTAAGACTCTTCCCTGGCTGGATATCGTCCATCATCATGCCGAACATGGACAATGCGTCGATCTGATCGTCGTTTTTACCAGCAGGGAAGCGGGTTAGCTCATAAAGGAAGGCATCTAGCCAGGGTGCTGACTCTGGAAGGAGGACTTTCCCCATCGAAGCCCTGGCTTGAATTGACCTAGCTCTGATTGTCTTATCGTGAGTCTCGGAATACTCCTCAACCCGACAGTAGGCCTTCCTCTCGGCCAGTCTTTTCTTCATGAATGGACCCACTGACCGCTGAATTTGTCCCTTTGCCAACCCCCATTGGAGGGGTTTCCACTTGTTGATCAGGTCTGCCATGACGTCAATCCAGACATCAGGGTCAGTCCTCTCTCTCCATACATCTAGAATATATATTTGATCTTCTGGGTCTACTCCGATGATCAAATGGACCGTATAATCCCCTGCATCAGCAGTTACGGCGAAGTCTGAAGCACCATATACGGCGAAATGAGTGGATCTCCGTTGCCCTCTGTCAGAGAGAGAGTCCATCGCCCGCTCTGCTTTGAACTTCTGAATGGCATCCATGGGGTCATATCGAGGGAACCAGCCGTGCTTGAAGTAGGCTCCCTCCTCCTCCATGGGTTTTTGCTGGTAGAGTGCTGACCATTCACGGGGTCCTACGGTCCTGCGGATCTGCTCTAGCGTCTCCTTTGGGTACCAAGCTGGCCAGAGAGCCTCACCCTCCTCCCTTCCTAGGGGGTCGTCAGGGTATGCTAGGGCCGCTAGGTCAATCAATTCCCACTTATCGCCACCATTGTCCTGTTCTAGGAGGAGCCTGCCGGCAAGGTCGTCGTCATGCCATCGCGTTTGCAGGAGAATGATACTGGCCCCTGGCATCAAGCGCGTGTAAAGAACAGAGCGGTACCAGTTCCATACTCTGTCTCGCTCCAACTTGGAGTCGGCTTCGGCTCGACCCTTCAAGGGGTCATCAATGACGGCAAGATGGGCACCACGTCCCGTGAGTGAACCGCCCACTCCTGCTGCTTTGTAGGCCCCTCCTAGGCCCGTAGACCACCTGTCAGCGGCCTTGCTGTCTGCGGCTAGCTTCACCGTAGGGAAGAGGCGCTTGAACTCATCAGACTGGACACACCCCCTGACCATCCTGCCAAAATCAGCAGCGAAATCATCCTGATATGTGGCACAGATGATCTGGCGAGTAGGCCACTTCCCTATATACCACGCGGGCAGGCGAACCGAAACGATCTCCGATTTGCCGTGCCTGGGTGGGATTGTGATAATGAGCCGCTGATCATCCTTAGATGCGGCCCTAGCAACAGCCTCGATCACCATGGAATGATGAGGCCCAGCCTCGTATTGAGGCATGGTGTAGCGCACGAACTCCTCTAGATCCGCCCTGGCCATCTTCCTGGCGAGGAGTTCTTGGGCTGCCTGCTGTTGGCTGACCTTGCTCATTTGACCCCGAGTAGCTCCTTAGCCTTACCAAGAAATCTACCAGAAGCGCCTATCGCCTTGGCGAATTGCTCCTGTGCTTGCAGCGCCTGTTGGCCAAATGGGTCCTGAATAAGCTGCTGGTGAAACTCGTGTTTAGCCTGGGCAGTCTTCTGCTTCATTATGTCGTTGATCTGCACGGGCACAGCCGCATTCTTCCACTGGTTGAACATCTGGCTCATCTGATTGCGCTCATGGGCGGAACCCGCAGTCTCCTCGCTCAGGAGGGCCTTCTCGGCCTCCAGGGCCTGCCGCTGCTTAGAGATGCAGGATTCCATCTTGACCCAGACCTCATCGAACTCACCCTCATCCTCCAGGGTGACGGTGTCATCCCCGATGGTACACTCCCTAGTCACCTTCATCCAGCATTGCCCTTTCCGCCTGAAGCGCCTCAGCATTGTGGAAACACCACGCCCTTTTAGCGGCGTCCATCTCGCACCCTCCTGTACATTCAGTGTTTCCATCAGCACATCTACCGCAGAGGTATCCTCTGATCGTCTCCTTGTATTTCCAATATTTAGGCTCGCCAAAGCCCCTCAACCAGTTGTTTCCAGGCTCCTCCACCTTGGAATTGTCTTGCACTGCCGATTTAAGAGTCTCGGTAAATAGTGCGCTGAAGGTATTTGCTGGCTGCGTGGCCAAACTATTCTCCTAGTAGGTTCTCTAGTTCTTGGTCTGTCATCTCTGTAGCATGACGATGCTCCACGGTCACCTTGCTGGCGTGTGCTTGCTTCTCAGACCATCTAGAACCCCTACGTCGGCTCAGGATGTACCTCCGATCCTCGCCCTTCTCCAGGGCCGCTTCATACTGCCTCTCCTCTAGGTCATCGAGGAGTTCATTCTCTACATCGGCCCAGGCTTGCGCGAACTCTTCTGATATCTTCCTCTGCTTATAAAGAGAGGCTTTATCTACGCGGGCCAGCTTAGCCGCTGCTGTGACATTCAGATTCCTCTTCCTGAGGGCCACGATGAAGGCCTCCTGCTTTTCCGGTGAGACGCGATTCTCGATCTTGTCAAACGGACTCAGTGAGCTTCCTTGCTCAGCCATGAATGAACTCCTCCTCTACAAAAGGCGTCACAGAAATCACAGTAATAGGGCATCCTCCACTCCATCCTGGCCCCACAGACACACTCTATTCCTGGCTTTTCCATCCCGGTCCCTTCCAGGGCAGCTTGACCATCTTCTTAGCCATTAAATCCATCTCCTGCATCCTTGTCTGGATAATACCCACCGCAGCCATGAGGGGCTCCATGTCCTTCGTCTGAGGGCGTATCTCCACAGTCCTCTCCATTTCCCCACAAGCACACACCCTACGGCGTACCACCCTGTCATCGAGGCTCCACGTAGCCTTCACCCTCATCTTCCTACCACATTCCAGGCAGTTCATCCCCTATAGGGCTCCCAATGCTACATATGAGTATACAACCCGCAGTCACTTTTCTAAATAGGGGGTTATATGCTACCCCTAGCCCTATAATAGGGGGCGTAACCCCAGAAATCAAGCCCTAAATGGAACCATAAAGCAGTGTGGGACCCCTATTTCAAGATGGGACCCCTATAATGTGGCGCAAAGTAAGAGAGGGGCATCACAATGGAGAGCATGG